TTATCAATATATTCTATCATCTCATCCTCAGTACCACTCATAATGACCTTCAGACCGTCTTTAATCATTTGCCTACAAGGTGCAGGAGTTGATGACTTGACCGCTTCTAGACCCATTATCTTGAGTTTGGGATCAACATAACGAACACCTTCACTATCCCACACATTTAGGATGTATCTTTTCTTGGCAGTCCAGATACCACGATCAGCAATGTTCTCTCTTGCCATAAACATCTTCTGATCATAAGCATTTACGTACTTGGCCAACGCTTCATAAGAATTCTCAATATATTTTTGGAATTCCATTTCACAGATCTTATCAAGGAACGAAACGATGCTTTCAGTAGTTTTCTCTCTCCCCTCGAATACCTTTTCGACCAGAGGGCCCAAGTTAAGGTAAACAGAATCAGTATCCACAGCAATAACATAATCATCATCAGTTTTGAGTATTTTATTTAGATATTCATTCAACGCATCTTGAATCCAACGAATAGAAACCTGTCCTGATAAAGTAATAGCTTCCGCATTTTCAAGTTTATAATAACGGAAATACTCATTACCAATAGCACCATAAGCAGAGTTCAATTGAATCTTACGAGCCATCTGAATATTATTAAATGTCGCAATATCCTTTAGAAGTTTTGGATTCTTTGTATCCTCATACTTCTGTTTGGCAGCAAGCATCTTCTTCTTATACACAGTTCTTTCTGTGTATATCTTCTCCATAAGTTCTGGTAAGAACCCACGAACATCTTTTCTAAACTGAGCACCATTCGGACATACAGCAAACTCACCATCAATAACAGTCTTCTTACTTAAGATCCCCTCAACGCTCGCACTGGGATGTCGAGTCTCCCAGAGGGTCTCTGGCGAGATATTGTACTGCATAATAAGATGAGGATACAGGCTATTGAGGTCAAAAGAGACAACCCAATCATAGCGTCCTGGCTTCGGTTCCTTGACATAAGCTCCTGCGTACTTTTCGTTTTTAGTAGTTCTTCTTTTTGGAGGAATAACAATATTCCTCTTGTTCAAATAGTTATATATTATAGTATCCCACATCCGAACTTGGAAGTGAATGTCAATAAAGTTAACCTTTGCATCAAACGCCATAGTAATGGCAAGTTCAATAAGTTTTAACTTATCCTCAAAGGCATCTACAAGTTGAACGTCCTTAATATTATATTCTACAAACTTAGTCCACCCATTAGTATAGAAATCCTTAAAGGTATCAAACTCAGAGTGATCTAACTTCTTCTGTCCCAATTCATAGTTAGCAATATAATCCAAACGATATGACTCTTGATTTGTATAAGTAAATCTCTTATATAGATCAAGATAATCAAGTTGAGTTACACCACCAATATCATAATTAATATTTCTACGTCCATGAATATAAACTTCCTGTTGACTGACCAATCCCCAAGGAGATAAGTCCTTCATATACTTTTCACCAAGAACTCTATTAATTCTACCAGCAAGATATGGAATATCATACATTTGAGAGTTCCATCCTGTAATAACTTCAGGAAGATTCTCTCTCCAATAAGCTAAAAACTCTCTGAATAGATGTGCTTCATCTTTACAAAGAACATACCTAACATCTGGATTTGTATTATTAAAAGGTCTTGAACCAAAAGTTATTATCTTCTTAGTTGCATAATCTTGTAATGTTATGAGAAGCATTTCCTCAGCAACATTCTCCACATCAGGGAATCCATTCTCAGATGCCACCTCAATGTCAATCGTTACAAGTTTAATCTTCTTTATATCAAATTCTATATGGTCGCCAGGATACTTATCAGCAATATACTGATACACATACCTATCATTACCATAGATTTTAAAACCTTCAATGTCCTGATACTTCTTATAAAACTCTCTACAATCACGAACAAATCCAGGCTGAATAGGTTCAACATATTCACCTTCTAAAGTTTTATATTTTGATTTCTTTTTAGAAGACAAAAAAAGAGTGGGTTTCCACTCTTCTCTCTTAGTAATATGTTTTCCATTTTCATAACCACGAACTAGAAATTGATTGCCAATAAGTTGTACGTTTGTGTAGAAATTCACTTAATAAGTTCCGAATACATGTCAAATAATTTCTCGTTAGGATCAACGAGAGTCACGATTTTATCAGACTGAATCATCAGTTCTGTCTGTCTAGTATAATCTCCCATCCACGGTTCTAGTTCTTCTCCCACAATTCTGTAAGGTTTTGTTAACCTACAGTTAGGATCTCCAAACTCAGCAGGGACTTCAGTTATCTGAGATATAACATAATCATTATTCTGCAATAACAGAACCTTTATCATCACTGGTGTCTGATCCAGTGGCAGTTGTGTCTGGTCTTCCATCGATTTTCTCCTTATACATTTTTAATACATGATCCAATGGATCAACAATAGTTACCACCCAATCTGCTGAGCATGGAATATCTCTAGTTTGTGAAAGAGGAATCCAAGGATAAAAAGTTACTCTAACTTTAGATTGAAATTCTTTAGTAAGTCCAACCTCAGTTTCATAACCGTTTTCTTCACTCAATACTATTGGTTCAGGTTCAACAGAAACTAATTTAAGAATTAAAGGGTTATAAAAATAATAACCAATAACTTCATTAGAATTTTCTGATTGTATTTCCTTTACATCTGCAATTAAATCTTCACCAGATTTAAGAACAACAAGCTTAATAGCCATAATCTCTATTTACCTTTTTATATGATACCAAAAAAGGGGTGGTTTGTCCACCCCTTGCCGTTTTTGAAATGCATTTCAGTAAGAGGGCGGGCCCCTTACTACCTCCATATTTATAAGAAGTCTTTACGAGTATGATGCTCAGGAACTACTTTTGTAAGTTGAACTACTAAAAGTCCATCTTCAAAAGAAACTTCTTTCACAACAACATCTTCTGTTATTTCCCATGCTCTTTCAAAAGATCTTTGTGCAAGACCTCTATGTTGATATTCTACACCTGCTTCTTCCTCTTCTTTCTTTCCAGTTACAAAGAGTTTTCCATACTCTGTGTATACATGGACTTCATCTTTTTTAAATCCTGCTAGAGCAATCTCTAGTCTTGATTCATGGTTATTGACATTAACCAAATTATAAGGTGGATAATTTGTCGTCTGTTGTAGATTTAGAAAACGATCAAAATAATCGTCGTTCATACCGATACTATTTCTAACAATCCGATCCATAAGATCAGGTAAATCGGCAGATCGATACCTTTGCAAGTTAGCCATGATAGCTCCTCCATTGAGCGAGTTTGTATTGTGTGAACCCTTTCGGCGTTCATCTATATTTATACCACAAGATACAAAAAAAGGGGATGTGGGATCCCCTACTTTGTTATTCGGTTTCTTCTGCCTTCTTACGTTTCCCTATGTTGTACTTAGTTTCTAACTCCCATTCATTCTTCTCTTTATAAGCAAGAACTTTTATTTGATTTAAAGGAGCTATGTCTAAGACTTTTTCAGTCTCTACTATAGAAACTAATCCCCAATCAAGAAGTAATTGGATAATACGATTTCTTCTTTGAACATCGTTAACAGTAATATTTGCTCTCTTCCCATCTAAAGCAAATAGTTCTTTAAAGTGAACTATAAAATATCTTCCCTGTTTATGAAGAATATGACAAGACTGATATAATTTCTTTTCTTTTCTTGAGGCAACTCCTATACGAGTTAAAGTCTCACGAACTTTAAGAAAATCATCTGGTTCATTTAATGTAATTTCAATCATCTGGTCGGGCGACCAACTGATTTCAGGCTCGACAATAGAATTCATTTTTTTCCTCCAATCTCAAGTCGATCTCTAATAAAAGAGAGGTGTTCTTTAGTCAAAATATTTAAAACCTGTTTGGCCTTTTCATTACTATAACCATAGTATTGCTTAATAAGATCAATATTCTTAATCTGATCTTTTCGGAGCCAAGGAGAGAATCTCTTCTTTTTCCTAAGACTATTTAGAAAAAAGTCATATTGTAACTTTTTATCGAGATTGGGGTATTTATTTAATTCATTGGCAAACATAATAGAATCTATGTGGCCTGAAAAACATCTATTAATAATATAGGGTGGATACTCTTTCTCTAACGAAGGATCTTCATTAATTAAATTTTTCTTCGTATTGTTGATAGAGTTTAACCATTCTTTCAATTCCATTGTTATCCTTGCCAGATCATATCAGGCATTGGTTGTGTGCCTGGTCTATTTACTACTAATAGTATACCATAACCTACAAACCAAATGATATTAAACAACCAAGCTTGTCTCCATAGATATTTTCTTATACCCATAGAAAGAAATACATTTCTTACTGCTTTAGGATCATCTTCATTGCCTGTTGACCTAAAGATCTGTTCTATTATCACCGCAATAATTGTACCTATCACTAATGGATAGAATACAAAGTTTGCGAATGACATTATTGAAATTAAAAAAATCATTTTAGTTTAAATCCTTTTTGGTTTTTCCAATCATTATACATTTGTCCATAGATCA